TACGGGCAAAAACCAGCTAGAGCGATTCTCGCAAGCTCGCCCACCCTCCGCACTGATTTTTGTCGTTTGATGCTGCGCATAGTACCAAACGCAAACCCTCAACATAACATTCGGTACATTGTGCGCAGCTTTGTGTGAAAGGGATTAGATGTGCCGATAAGTGTCGTTATCGGCGTTAAGTCTATGTGCTATGTATCAGCCTGCACACGCGTGCGCCTCAGCCTTCGGCTTCGCGCGTGCAGGCTAGATACCAGCAATAATAGATTCATTCTTTGAATCAGGTTCTGAAACTGGCAACGATGGATTGCAAAAGCTATGAACCGTTCTAACAACATTGTTTATTTGAACATAGCAATTTGTGATCTTCTTAATCGTGTAACCCATCTCTTTTAAATCTTCACTGTTGAAAGTGTATTGAGCATCCTTAGAAGATGCCGAGAAAACAAAATAATCAGTAATCGTTTGGCGAGACTCTGCGCCGTTCTGCGTCTTAACAATGCCTAAGAACTTACTTTTTTGAACATGGCCAACAATAAAAAGCTGTTCAACATTCAACTGAGCAAGGAAATCAGGTGCATCATTGAAAATCGGATTATGAGTATTACCAGAAGAAACAGAAGCACCCTGCCCAATAGTCGCGCTATCCGCTTTAGGAACAGACCCAGCAGCCGCTGGAGACGTTGAACCAACCTGTTTAGAATCGGCACCCTTTGGATCAGAACCATAGAATAATGGCAAAGATAAGAAACCAAGAACAATGGATATAGGAATAAAGATTTTAAGAAGCGTGCCACGATTTTTAAATGGGTTTTCATTAACGCCACTCCGATTATTTTTGCCAGTTTGAGTTGATTTATATAAAGAAAAAACTTTCAAAGGAATTTTTTGGCGTTTAACTGAATCGCCCTTAGAAGGTCGAATGCCTTTTTCCATTGGGTTATGTTCATGCGTTCTAGGACGACGCTGAAACCAAGGGATAGGCACAAAATCAAAACTCCGATGTGATACAGCTTTTTCAGAAACGCCCCTGTAAAGAGTGTGAACATGAGCAATTTCAGGAGTACAACCGATAATGTCCCAGTTATATTTACGATGTCTCATAAGCGCATCTTTAATATTAACAGGGTAAAGAACATGGCCGTTTGAATCACGTTCAGAAAGACCCATATCATCGGTATAACCGTCATCAACTACAGATATTAAAGACTGTTGAGATAAGTATTTGACATTATCAGGCAAGCTAGGAAAATCCAAAATCCTATCTAAAGTATTAACAGCACGATTTGTATCATGGACTTTAAAATCTGTTCTATCCTTTGAATTATATAAATTCTGAATCTCATCAATAACAATAAAAGCGCCCAATGGTAACCAATGGAACCATTTAGCCATGGTGTTAACACCAACATCATTAAGCGTTGAAACCCTAAACAAATAAGCTGTTTCAGGGAATTTCTCGCCTAAAATCTTTTCAATTTCATCTAAAGAATAAAGACCTTCAACATTTGTGCAAACAAAGCGACCTTTCCTCAATGCTGGCAGTATGTGAAACCATACCGCCGTTGAAGTCTTATAAGAGCCGGGTTTGCCATGATAAATAGAAGAAGCCACATAACCCCCTAAAGCATGTATTGTAAGACGTATCGAGCTATATAAGCCTCTATAACAATGTTTATTGCACGTATCAAACCGAGCTGAGAAACAAGCGCCTGCATATCTTGAGGCAAAGCGTTAACAGCCGAATTCATAGCGGAAGCAAGACCGATATCAGATAAAAACAGTGCAGCAACTCCAAAGCTCACTTTCATGAAAAATATAAGAGACTTAATTTTAATAAGAATTGCGTAATAGTAAAAATACTCAACCGCCCTTTGAAACATGAGCGGAATATCTTCAAATATGAAATGGTGAATCATTTTAAAAAATGCTTCTACTTCACTAAAAAATCCGCCAAAACTCCAAGAGCCAGAACCAGAACCGTCTGAAACAGCAAATACTGGGAAAGCTAAAAACAATACTAAAATAGATATTAGTTTAATCATCTTCTTGCGCCTCCAAAATAAATAGCAAAAGCGGCCAGCAAAGCCACCAAATAAACTAAATTTCTTAAATCAGGGAAGTATGGAGACCATACTTTAAGAAAAGAAGGGACGGGAATATTTGTACCTTGAAAATGCAAAACAAAACCAGAATCAGCAAAGCTGGCATTAACATCGTTAATAGAAAAGGATGAAACCAATTCAGCTTTCTTATCTTTAAATAACGTATTTAACTCCTCTGTCCTTTCAATTAATTCAGTCTTTAAAACACCTAAAGAATTTTCACCAAATACTTGGTCAAAAGAACCATTCGAAGAAACATTAACTGAACGTAAATCAATTTTTGAATCTAAATTATCATTTAAACGGTCAGAAGCTTGTTTAATGGCGTTTACAACTGCGGCGGTATCAACATTTTCACCATCTTTACCATCAAGGCCAGCAATGCCAGCTATGCCTTGTAAACCCTGAATACCTTGAATACCTTGAGCACCATCTTTGCCATCAATGCCATTGATACCATTAATACCATCTATCCCATCCTTGCCATCAATGCCGTCAATGCCAGCCAAGCCAGCAACACCATCAACACCATCAAGCCCGTTAATACCGTCAATACCATCCTTGCCATCGTTTCCATCCTTACCATCTAAACCATTGATACCAGCAACGCCTTGTTCGCCCTGCTTACCTTTTAAATTGACAGGAGGTAGAACGGTGTCACCAAGACAAGCAAATGAAATATCACCTGTTGACTCATTAACAGCAGCAACGGTACAACCCGAGTTTTTCATTTGCTTAATTTGAGTTTCTTGTAAATTGATCACATCTAAGTAGCGAGCATCTAAAACATCTACTGAGGTAAGCTGAGAACCTGCACCACAACGCAAAACACTTACATCACCTTGGCGAACGACCTCACAACCAACACCATCAACACCATCCTGACCATCTAAGCCAGCAAGACCTTGTAAGCCAGTAAGACCTATTTCACCACGTTCACCCGTTAAACCACGTTCACCAGTTAAACCGATTTGACCACGCTCACCTTGTAGGCCACGCTCACCTTGTAGGCCACGCTCCCCTTGTTGCCCTTGTTGCCCTTGTTGCCCAGTTGCTCCAACTGCCCCAGTTGCCCCAGTTGCTCCAGTTGCCCCATTAAGGCCATTAGAACCATTAAGACCATCGAGGCCATTTAAACCATCATCACCCTTTTCACCCTTTTCACCTGCATCACCTACTTCGCCCTTTTCACCTTTTTCGCCTTGTTCGCCTTGCTCTCCTTTTTCACCCCTATCACCTTTGTTACCCTTGTCACCTTTAAAAGAAAAATTGCTCTCTACACCAGAACCTGAGCCACCAGAACCACTGGGAGGATTAACAGGATCGTTTTCACCACAAACAAAAGTCCAGTTAGCTGCATCAGTCCAAGAAAAACTTTGCAAATAAGAAGAACCACCACATTTATCAACAGCAACAACAGTGCAACTAGCTTTAGTGTTACATTCAAGACCGCAAAACATAGAAGGAGGACTACCAAACATTGCGCAATCAGAACCAAGAGACATATACCCATAAATAGTGAGAATAGCTCCATCTAATTTACGAACAAAACCAATAAAATAACGTGAGCCAGCGGCATCAAAACCACAGTAACCAGTTGGAACATAACCATCAGAACCAGAAAACATTGGCTGAAGTTCTGAACAAGAAGTAAAAGAAGTACCTACCGGAGGGCCACCAAAAACAGAATTATCATAATAAGAGTTATTAGCAATAGTCGCTGAAAAAGTATTAAATGAAAAAAACAAAGATAAAATAAATAAGAATCTCATATTGTCACCATAAAAAAAGGGAGCTAATTGCTCCCTTATTTAAATTGGCGTTATCAACTTGCAATAATGCCAGTTTTAAAACCAGTAACAATGCAATATAAAAATATTGTTCCTAGTAATATTGATGTTACCAATTACTTATGTAACCAATGTAATAAAGCAGCAGCACCAAAACCAATAACAGCAACGGCAATCACAGCAGCAATAACCGCACCCTGATTACCAGCAGCATCAGCCTGAGCAGCAGTAATAAGAGCAGTTTGGTCAGCAGCTTGAGCGCCAGCGGCAACTAATGCAGAACCAGAAACAGCAATTTTAGAACCATATTTACGAGCAGCTTTAAACAGTTTCATATCATTTCCCTATCTTATTAAATGGCTACTTACCGAGCCAGCGGACTAAATTACCTGCGTAATGACTTACGAGGAACATTAAGAGACCAGCACTTACAACCTGTGTGCAAATCTCCAAATCAAACATAAATAAACTTTGCAACAACGTATAAAAAGAATCGTTTGTATAAAGCCTGTAATCAGAACCAGTCATCACAACAAATTCAGTGCAATCAGCGATTGATTGACCTGTGTCTATTATTGTGTCGCCGATTATCTGAATACATTTAGGCATTTGGTTTTTCAATCATTCGTGAAGCAGGAGAACTAACAGGAGAAGACTTAACCTCACCAATAAGCGTAAAGCCTTTAATCATTGAAACTATTTTACCGCCAGAGGTTTTAGCACCGACTTCGGCAATAATTTTTATTGGGCACTGTGCGCGTTGAATTTCACCAACTAAATGTTTAGCAACACGATTATTATCAGACGTATCAATATTGATTTTACCAACCTGACAACCCGCACGACCTTCATCATTAGTGAAATCAGTTAACATTTGAGCATTAGCCCAAAGCTGCCCTTCCATCTCACCATAACCCGCAAAAAAAACTGTTATTTCCATTGGTAACACCCCTTAAATATTAGATTTATATGAATAGTGACCAGCAGGAGAAATGCCCAAATAAGCAAGTTCTGAACTGGCATCTTCGACACTAAAAGTGGATTCACGCGATAAACGCCTAAATTCCAACTTATCCCGTATACGATGAATTTCTTCCTCAGCAACAGACTCGACCAGCTCAAAATCACCATCACCGAACACAGCCAGAGACAGAGAACGCTTGCCGTCAATACGAACAGAACGACCCGCCTTAAGACCTTCAACAAAGGCATCAGGTAACCCAAACTGTTCAAGAGCAATTGAAAGACGTCTATCAACAGATAGCGCATCCTCACGAACGGAAGAACCACTAGAAATAACAGCTAGAAACTGTGCAAAATCCAAATCAGCACAAGGCATTTTTGGCTCTATGTACGTTTCTGGTCGCTGTGCATCAAAATCAAATTTAAAGAGGTGCAACAATGGCAAAGTCTCTTTTTTATCTAAATTTTGAAGCTGAGCTTTAGAAAAGCCCGCGTTCCTTAAATCACTTACAGCATTGTAAAATGATGATTTTCCAGTAGTTCCCATTGTTCTCTTTACCTTTGCATAGCCTTCAGTAACAAGACGACGATAGAAACCGAACAAGCGGACGGTTTTAGCCGTTCGTAACTTGCCGTTTTTGTCTATCGTGTCGTAAATTGAATGAAGCAACTTTTTAACTTTTGAATCGTGAACGACTGTGATTTTTTGGCCGTCTATGGCCTCTAACAGATCCTTCATCGCCTCCCGCCAGAGAAAACGACAAAAAGACCCTTGCCCGTTCTCAAGCTCAAAACCTTTAACGAAAGCTAAAAGACTTTTAACGTGAGTCGGTAAGTTATGACGCTCAAAAAAGCGCGTACAAATACGAGCCTCGAAGCGTAAGCGGTTAATAGCGAAATATTGGAGAGATTCACACTCTAAAGCCTCGATAACAGCGTTATAGCGCGTGGTTCTTTCCTTCTTTGCCTTAGCCTTTAAATCCTCCAGTTGATGAAGGATTTCATCAAGCTTTGAATAGATACACAGCGAAGAACTTCGGCCAGTGTTGCGCCCTGCTTCACCGCGTACCTTGTTGAAATAGATCGTGGTTTCATAATCACCATCACGGCTAGGACGCAAGTAGCGGTTAGAAACCTTAGATAATGAGTCCAATGCAGACGCTAGAGCGTCAGACGTTGGCAACTTCAAACTAAAAGTGGCATCAATACGGAAAAACTCAGAAGTATCAAAATCAAGCATTTGGGAGAATTCAGGCAGTGCACTAACGAGAGCCTGAAAGATGTTCCTAACGCCTAGTTCAAGGGATTCAGAACCGAAAACGTTATGACCCTGAGAGATTTTTGCAGGTGAAGCCTTAAGCTCGATGCAAGGCTGTTCACGGAAACCGCTAGACTGGTAAAGCTTGAACGCTATACCTGTAAAACTGGACGGGAGTGATTCCCAAGGATGATAGAGATCGTGAACTTGGTGCGAACCGTCAACATGCCAAGTCATATCCCTAGGAACGATTTTAAGACCTCTACGAGCAGCCTCTTTGATGTCAACATAAGAAACAACACGGTCATTTGTGAATGTCGTGTGCAAATGTTCATCTTTGAAGTAAATCCGCAATCCGTTGAAGTCGTACATCATAGCCACGTATACGTGTAAATTTGGAAATAATTTATATCAAAGCGTATGCGTATACAAGCAAATTTGTAAGCTTAGTGAACAAATGTACTAATATGGACGCATAGACATACATAAGAGGTTGGAAATGAGCAAAGCAACAACGCTACGTGTAACGGACGAACGTAAGATGGCAATGGAACGTGCAGCAATTGAGATCAGCTATAAAACTGGAATCTCATTGAAATGGACGGAACTAGCCAACTACATGTTTGACAACATGGTAAGCGAGGCAAAGAAAGATCTAATCGGTTCAACGGACATTAAAAAGAAGCTAAAAAAAGAGTGAGAAGTTTTAGGTCTGCAAAACACAATATGTGGTGTTTTAAAGCGCCTTAGCATTCCTATGCCCACTATATGCTGTGTTTAAACTATTCCACAGTTTGGACGATAAGCCACTATTAGAGTGTGTGGCTTATCTAACTCACCAAAACCTGAAAATCGGGTTTGTCTCCGACCGTTAAGCAGTAAACGCGCTGGAAGTAAGTTAAAAGAGTAAAAGCGGTCTAGCAGGACGAAGGACTACGGGGAAAAGCGCCCCGCTTTCAAGCGTCACGCTCCGCTCCCATCAAACCTACGGTTTAATAATCCCTAAATAATATACCCGAACATCAATAAAATGGTGCAACCATTTATTGATAGCAAAATAGCAAAAACATCGATGTTTTTGCTATCATTTGCTTGCTTTATTATCCAGTTTTGCTATCATTAACACATCGAGATAACGTTAATTGATAGCAAAGGCGGATATATGAAACAGTCAGAACTGAATTACAAAGAAAACGGAACTTGGTGCGTTTGGGTTGAACATGAAGGAATCGAATTCTACTGGGAACGGTTCTCGAGAGAAGTCTCAGTAAGAGGCCGCAGCTACGACTGTAAGCTATGGATTGACGTTAAATTAGATAAAGAGCCCGATTCTAAGGGCGCAAAGAAAGCCATTGTTAAATGGTTATCAGAAACTTTCGGAGTATAAGACATGGCATTTACAGTTAGAGTGACAGAAGAACAAGAGAAGCAGCTAGACGAACTCATGGCACTTACAGGCCAAGCGACTAAAGCGGGGTTCGTGCTGTACATGATTGAGAACGGTAAAGAGATCATGAAGAATGACAGCAAGTTTAGGCGAATTAAAGCACTGGAAGAAGAGATAAAGCTCAAAGAGAAAGAGATAGCAAAAATCAAAACCGGTAAGTGATTTCTGATAGCAATAAACGTGTCCCAGGAATAGAAAGTGATAGCAAAAAACAATCACCGGTTGCACTTTTTGACATCAATATGTGCATGCCAGGATTGATAATTGATAGCTCAGTGGTATGTCATTTTTACCGTCAAAAATGACATACCGCCATTACTTCGCACAACACACATTATGTTACGGGCAAAAACCAGCTAGAGCGATTCTCGCAAGCTCGCCCACCCTCCGCACTGATTTTTGTCGTTTGATGCTGCGCATAGTACCAAACGCAAACCCTCAACATAACATTCGGTACATTGTGCGCATCTTTGTATCTAATCACTCTATACCTTTCAAATGGTCGATTGGTTTGTTGAATGCACTTTCATGACGTTCAATTTGGCTTGTGTGCAAATATTGCGATGTAGTGTCGATACTTTCGTGGCCAGCGTCGGCTTGTACATGGGATAACGGTCTGCGGTTGATATTGATATCGTGCGTAATGCCAGTGTGGCGAATATTGTGGGCAG